TGATCTCTGCACTTGTTGTGATGATATGTTGTGCCGTTCCTGCATTCGCATTAACAAATTCTGATTTGCCAACAGGTAGTTATAACCCCGAATTTGAAGAACAATATAAAACAGCTTTATCATATCTTAAATCAAAATATCCTGACAAGTTCAAAAATTATGTTATGATGTTGCCGTATTATGATAGCTCATTTAATCAAATCGGCTTTTATTGGTTTAACTGTGATAATTCCAATAATTTTGAAGTTTATGAGAAAAACAAATCTTATTATATTAAAAATACTGATAGTAAATCATTTACTTCTTATCGTATTTTCTTTAGCACTCGTTCAAGTCTATTCGGTGATTTATATGTAAATGGTACATCTTCAACAGATAATTTTGATTATGTTCTTTCATGGCAGATTTACGATACAAATTGTAATGTAAAATTTGGTGACAAGTATGAATTTGGTAAACCTAAATCTGAAGTTCCTGCTCCGTTTTCTGTTACATATAGTCCTGACCTTAAACTTAATCTTAAACGTAAAACTTCTGATTATGAAACAAAGTCTATTGATGTTACATTGACTCTTAATCAAGATTATCTTGATTGGTATATTAGGCGCTATGCTGAAATGAAATTAAATGTTGAAGTTGGAAAACTTGATAGTGAAAGTATTGAAGCTATTCTTGGTACAAAAAATCTTGCAGAAGTTTTTGATTTAACAGGCTGTGGTAAATCTAAGTGTATTTATTTTATATCTCTTTCAGATCCCTCTAAACCTCTTAGAACTGTTACACAAAACAGTGTATATACATATCTATCTCAACAACGTTATAGTATTGTTGATAAAGATAATGGAGATATAGATGGCTCAACTAGTACGGCTGTTTATGCTAATGGTTTGTATCCGTACTTTACTGTAGATTTTAAAGAATATTTTAAACATACAATGCAATCTGATATTGCTTCTGAAAATTGTTCTTATAAAAAATATCAGGCTGTTATAAAGAATTTGCCTACTTATCAGCTTTCTATACCTCTTGAAAATATAGATGCAGAAAAGTTTGAAGTTATATCCGTTCTTAATTCTATCCTTACTTGTGAAACTTTATTCCCTACGGAAAGCGGTCAATCTGTTTTTAATGGTAGCTTTAAATCAGCTTATAGTGTTGATAGAGGTCCTAATGGTGTTAACTTTAATAATATTGATTATATTAATGTTGATAAATGGGACACTGATGATACTGGTTATCTTGATTATTTTTCAAAATCTGATTGTTATTCTGTTTATACTGCTCAATTTAGTTTTGATAGTTATCCGAAATATGTTCCGCTTAAAGACGGCAAGGGCAATGATATTGATATGATTAAAACAAATCCGTTTGATTTTTCAAAAAGTCCTGTTGCTCCTGGTACTTATCAATCAGTAAATAAAGACGGTACTTTATCAGAAGAACGCACACTTGAAGAACAGAAGAAGCATGATAAAGATAATACTTTTTCTAAAAATTTTGCTAGTGTTGATTATACTGATTTTTCATCTATTTTTTCAACCTCTAGCTCATATTTTGAGTTTTTAACTGCTTCAATCCGTATTCTTCCTGATTGGTTTATTGCTACTTTTACAGCATGGTTTGTTACATTTCTCACACTTGCACTTATTAAGTATGTCATTCAATAAGGGGGTATATTATGCGTGTAGTTGCTATTCTTGTATCTGCTATATTGTTTTATCTTATCCCTGACGCTGTTCTTGAAACGATTTTTTCAACTGGCTTCACTGCCTGCCGTAACATTTCTCAGTATATTTTTAATGCTGTTTCTAACCTAATTAAATAAGGTGGTGTGTATGGATATTATTTATGCTTTCAAAGCTATCTTTTATAATTTAACTCTCTGTATGTCTTATACTTTTGATTTTGGCTCTTATACTTTTTCTCTTGGTTCTGTTATTGTCGGCAGTATGATTTTATCCTGTTCATCTGCTTTCATTATATATCTTTTAAAACGATAGGAGTAATTATAATGGTTAATATAATATGTTTTGTTCTTGCCGTATTGATGATTTTTTCTCTTGTATGGCTCGTTAGGAGGTAGAAAAATGCTTAACTTGGTTTTGTTTATACTCGTTGTCTGCTTTATGGTTTGTACTATAAGCGGTGTTATAGGTTTCTTCACTGACCTTAGAAACTTTAAAGCTGAACATGAGTTCAGCGGAAACAGAAAACAGCTTATAGAATATCTTATGTTCGGTGAAGATGTTGAAATAAAAGCCGTTCCTGCGGTTGAAACTAATGATAGTGAGGTGAATGATAATGAAAGTACACATAGTGTTTGATGAAAATAACCCATTTTTTCAGCTTTTGAAGTCAATGGGTTGTGATCTCTCGCAAGAAGTCATGAATAGATATGACGCTTTGCTTCTCGGCATGGCTTTTATATTTGCTGTGGTTATGCTCTGTATCTTCTGTAAGTTCTTCTATAATGTGATGATACGCATGACACGTTGTGCAAGTGCGGTGTGAGGTGTTACATGAATAGAAAACTATTTCATATAATTAACTTTATGTGTTGTATGCTTGATACTTGGTTTTTCATTGCTCCCTTTATAGTTTTTCATGTAATTACTTTTAATAGTATTGTTTCATATCCCTTTACTACTCCTAAACAAACTGCTTTATTTGGATTTGTTTTTTCTTTTCTTTTGGAGATTATTATACATCATCTTATTTTTTCTGTTTATCATCTTGTTGATTATTTTAGAAAGGATTAATGTTATGATACTATTTGATTACATAAAACAAATACCGCCCTTTATCACCTATGAGGTTTATGACCACCTTTTCGGTGCATACTTCAACAACTCTGCTATCTTTCAAGGTTGGGGCATTCACCTTTATACCGGTAAATTCGGCACTGGTAAAACGTCAACCCTCGCTCAGATAGCATATAACTATTGCGTGCGTTATCCTCAGTTGTCTATACTAACAAATATCAATCTTCAAAACTTCCCTGAGTGGACGAATATATATAAGCTTAATTCCGCTCAAGATATCCTGCACGCTCCTAAAAATTGCATTGTGGTTATTGATGAGATAGGTACTATCTTTAATTCTCGTGATTTCTCTGGTGGTAAAAGAGCCGTCCCTAAACCGCTTTTTCAGCACCTCTGCCAGTGCAGAAAGCGCAAGATGATGATACTTGCGACAGTTCAGCGTTTCAATCTGCTTGATAAGCAGATACGAGATATAACGGCTACAGTGTCAACGTGTCGTGCTACATTCCGTCACCCTTATACACGCCTTATCAAGGTCAAAACCTATGATATAGACGAGTATGAAGCGTATACGGAGAATAAGTCATATATGCCGAAAAAGCTTTACAGCCGTTTGTATTTGCAGACTAATCAGAGCCGACAACTATATGATACTTCTCAGCTTGTAGATAATATGCTTGATAAGGAGTATATCAGCGACACGGAAATACTTGCTAATCGTGGAGTAGATGTCACAAGTGACATAATGCACGATAGAAAGACAAGCAGAAGCCTGCGAAAAAGGCGTGGCGTATAGCCACGAGCGACCGCAGGGGCGAGCGCTTGCGCCGCCCTGCGGTGCGTGTGGCTATTACTTGATATTAGCCACAAAAAGCACTCACCTAATAAATGGGAGTTGATATAAATGCCCCTAAAAACGTCCTCTAAAGAGGTCAAGTGCAATACAAAGATAAAGGAATATCGTGACGGCAGTTACACTATAACACGTTCTGATCGACACATATTTAAAGACCCTGCATTTGAGTATCACTGCAAGCATGAGCATAGTATTGACGAACGTTCAAGACAAGAGCAACTTAAAACGGCTCGTGAAAATTACATATGTTATTTTGAGTATGAGGACGAAAACGGAAACATAATGCTTGATATGCTTGATACTCGTAAGTTTAAAGATAAGCAGTCACAAAGCGGTGAAGTTCGTTCCGATAGTGTTCAAAGAGCAAAGCAAAGTATCTTTGATATAGTTTATCAAAATGATTGGAAATACTTCCTTACTATTACCTTTAATGGTGATAACCTTGACCGCACAAACCCTAAAGAAGTCATAAAGCCTTTGAAAAAATGGCTTGAAAATGCAGTTAGTAGAAAAGGGCTTAAATATATCTTAGTTCCTGAGTATCACAAAAAAGGCGGTATACATTGCCACGCCCTTATAAATGATTGTGATTTTAAGTTCGTTGATAGTGGTACACGCCTTGTAAAGGGTCATGACAAGCCCCTTAAAATAGATACTATAAAGCGCCTGCATATATGTGATAAGCTCGGCTGTGATATATCTGATTTGCCTGTTGTATATAACGTGTCTGATTGGCGCTATGGTTTCTCAACAGCTATTCAGACTTACGGACAGATGTCTAATTTAGCATTTTACGTCACAAAGTACATAACTAAGGACGTAAAAAAAATCTTCGGTAAATTCTTCTGGAGTAGCAAGAACATAGTCCGCAAAACTAAAGAGATCTATTGCAATTCAGACTTTAAAGACGATTTGCCGATAGTCTCCCCCCCTCGTGCTAATGTCTGTTTTCAGTATGAAAGCAGTTTCACCTTTTCAAGTCAGGTCGAAAAGAACTGCAATGATATACTTCAATATCTTAAAGAGAATGGAAATGATGATGTCCTATGATTTTTAAAGAATGGTTTGAGATGTTCTACAACGCATACTGCGTTGATGTGATAGCCTATGATTGCTATAAGGATTATTAATATATAAATCAAAAACACTTCGGTTATATAGCCGATATGGAGCTTACAGAGGTCAAGCCTATTGATATTCAAAACTGTCTTAAATCCACCCTATCTTACAGTAATGACCGCCAAAGACGTTCATATTTCTTACTTAAACGTGTATTCCGTGAAGCTATAGTTAATGGCTATTGTGACAAAAACCCTTGCGACTATGTTAAACCTCCAAAACGTATAAAAAAAGAAGCTGAATATTTCAGCCCCGATAATCTCGTACATCTTTTTGATGATGATAGTAGTGTTTGCAGAATGTTTCAGCTTGACTTGTGGACAGGTCTCCGCCGTGGTGAACTTCTCGCCCTTAGTTGGGATAACATTGACCTTGATAATAGATATCTTAAAGTCTGTCAGACACTCGTACATACTTCATGCGGTGATAGGATTGTACAGACCACAAAATCTCGCCGTGATAGGCTTATCCCCTTGCATAGTAATGCAATAGCTATTCTTCATCAGATACGCTCTCAGGACGTCTCAGACGGCTTTCTGTTCGTTTCACCTATAACGCATACAGTAATATCCCTTAGACGTTATAACAGGCTTTATAGAATGTTTTATGAGCAACAAAAAACAAAGTACCCTGATTTACAGTATCTCACCCCGCATAAGCTTAGACATAGCTATGCAACGTATCTCATTCAGTGCGGTGCAGATATCGAAACCCTCAGAGCATTGCTCGGACACGTTGATATAACAACTACCCAGCGTTATGTACATAGCAATTTCAACCAAATGTGCAAAGCTGTGAATAATCTCAAATTTGAATAATAAAGGAGTCTTTTAAATGAAAAGTAAATTTTATACGGAGCAAAAACACAAAGAAACTATGAATTCCGTTGATATGCTCAAAGGTTCTATAAATCGTATGTGCGTTACTGATGATATGAATGAATTACGTCATCTTCTGATGACTTCAATGTGTCGTTTGTCTGAGTTGTATGTTATCAACCGTGATAAACTCATTGAGCGTTTTTCTCAGAATGATTTCTGAATGTGCAAAGCTGTTTATAATCTCAAATTTGAATAATAAAGGAGTTTTTAAAATGAAAGAGTTTAATTTTTGGTGTAAAGAAAATACCGATCATGGCGAATGTGCCAATAAGCTATGCGATTATGATAACTGTTGCTGTTATGCCCACTGTGAGGAATGTATATTTTATCTTACAGATTCCCCTGCTTGTGAGAATTGCTCTGTACCTTGTTATGATGATTAATATTTACTTGTGAAAATCTTTAGCACTATTCAACTAAAAAAACGGCTCTCCACAATAGAGGAAAGCCGTTTTTACATATTGGTCGGAGTGACCTGATTTGAACAGGCGACCTCTACCACCCCAAGGTAGCGCGCTACCAATCTGCGCCACACCCCGACAACGTATATATTATACCCGATTTGGATACAATAGTCAAGAGTTTTCAGTCAAAACAAAAAAATTGCAAAAAAGGTATTGACATTCACATTCATTTGTGATATAATAAATAAGCACTCAAGAGAGAGCACAAAAAAATATCGCGGGATGGAGCAGTTCGGTAGCTCGTCGGGCTCATAACCCGAAGGTCGTTGGTTCAAATCCAGCTCCCGCAACCAATAGTTCCCACGACCGAAGTTAATGTACTTTGTATGTTAATTTCGGTCGTGTTTTTTATATCTATACGAGAAATGAGCAGGCGTATAGCTTTATCGTCTGGGCTGTCATGCAGAGCCTTGAGCCAAAGAGAAATCTGATCCGTAGTGTAGTCCTTTGGCATTTCCGTCTTCTTCAATGCCTCTATCTCAGAACGGAGTTGGTTCATCTTCGCACCGATATCCTCGATAACATCAGCTGGGAGGACACCACTTGACATGTTGGTCATCAAGGTGTCATACTGCTTCTGCTTCTCCGATATCTTAGATGCAACTATCTTTTTGAAATCAGCAGCTCTCTCAGGCTCTCCGCACTTGTACTTTCGCATAGCCTTAGCAATGGCCTTTTGATTTTCTTCACTGAGCAGGGTGCGAAGATATGTCTTAGCGGCGTCATCAACGATATCCATAGATATCATAGGTGCACCGCACTTCTTTGAACAACGATAGTAGTGATATACGTGTCCTTTCTTCGTTGATATGTGTGCGTGCATTTTCGCACCGCATGAGCAGTAGACTAACCCACTGCATAGATATGATGTCTTTGGTCCACTCTGTTTTCTACTATCCATAATCTTCTGCACCTCGTCAAATGTTGCCTTGTCGATTATCATCGGCAAGGCATTTTCTATTCTTATAGCATTAGGTTTAGACCTGCGCTTGGATCTATCCTTTTCCTCGTCAACGCAGTATATATATGTTCCTGTGTATTTTTCATTCCGCAGTATCTCATATACTGCGGAATACTTCAAGGGCTTTCCACGCTTGCCCACAATGCCCACTGCCGCCATTTCTGCGATGATGTCCTTAGTTCCCTCGTGATTCTTCACCGCCGCAAAGATCTTGCGGACATATTCCGCCTCATAGGGGTTTATGACGTACTTCTGATTAACAATGTCATATCCGAACGGCGGATATCCGCCATTGTGAAGACCTTTCAGGGCTATTTCACGTTCTCCCTTTTTCGTTTCATTTGCAAGGTTATCTATATAGTATTCTGACATAGACCACATCAGTGCACGCATTATCTTGCTCTCCGGGCCGAAGCCGAAGTCCTGACCAACGGCTATCAGTGTAATGCCCATTTTCTGCAGGCGAGTGTCAAGATTAACGTGTTCGCCCAGTGATCTAGCCACACGATCGTATTTGTGAATAAGAATAGTATCGAAAGTACCCTTATTGCAATCTCTCAACATTTTTTGATACTGCGAACGGCTTGCCGTCATTGACCCCTTACCACTGATAGCCTCATCCGCATATACTGCTACGATATTATATCCCTTAGTGGCGGCGTACTGCCTGCACGCCCTGAGCTGGGCTTCAATGCTATCCTCAGACTGCTTGTCCGACGAGTATCTTGCATATATAACTGCATTGCTCATAGTGTTCTCCTTAAGACTTCAATAACTCTTTTTTCTTAATATCGTACTCTTCCTGCGTTATAGCTCCGCAATCGAGCAGGCTTTTGTATTCCTTTATCTGCTCAGGGATAGATATAACTTTTTCATCAGCAGGATTTGCATTCTGCTGTTTATTATACTGTTCAATTTCGCCCAGCATGGCCATGACCTGCTGGGCGTTTTTATATGCGGCACGATACGCCGCCGTATCCTTGGCAAGCCCCTTCACGTCGAAATGCACATATCTTACCTGAGTGTCAGGATCTATAACCACTTTAATTTTCAGCATATTTGCAAGCTGCTTAGAGCTGTTCTTAGCAGTGCTTGCGCCAACTATAGCACCCGCAGTTCCTGCAAGTATACCGCCGACAACCGCACGCTTGACACCGTTTCCGCCCATTGTTACAGTTTCATCGTCTTCAAGAAGCTCATAGCTCACAAGCTGGTTATACCTATAATCAGCACCACTGCCAAAAGAAAATCGGTGTGCTGCCTTATTTATTCTAAAATACTTATCAATCACATTATCCTTGTCATTATGTGAAGAAGCTTTCGGCACAGCTTTTTTCTGTGGCTCTGGAAGATCTCCATAAAGAGCGTTACGCACGTCCTTTATGGTTATTTCTATCTTAGGCTTGTTGATGCCTGAACGTTTCAAGCAATCATCACATATATAACCATCTCTGATTCGCTTGTTTTTTGAAAATAAACCAAGATTACAATGGCATATATTACATTTATTCATATCGATACACACCTTTCTACGGCTCTATAGTTCTTAGACGTCTCATCGTAACAGCAGGCGTTGTTGAAGTTGATGATACGTCACTGACCGACTCTGAGCAACTTGTCATCATCAACAGGGTTGATATTACGGTGGCTAAGATAACAGTTTTCTTCATTTCTGTTACTCCTTTATAAAAAAATGCACCTCCAAAAAGTTGGGATATTCTTTTTCAAAAATTTATATGGTATTAGATATATATAGGAGGTGCATTCTATATATATGAATACTAAAAATTATAAAATCGAATTAAAAAAGATAATGCACGAAAAGCACATTAATGGAAAGCAGCTTGCAGAGCTTGCCGAGATAAGTGAGGGGGAAATAAGCAAGATATTGACCGGCAAAGCTAACCCGACTATTGAAGTCATCGCCCGCTTAGTCATTGTGCTCAAATGCGAGCTGCAAGATTTGGTAAAAATACTGAAATAAATTTATTATAGTAAATTTTGCTGAATTTTTTGTTGAAATATGTTATAACCACAATAAGGGGATTTAAACATATTTTTTCAAAAAATGAAAAAGAAAGGGGTGAGCAGCATGACCGACGCTGAGCGTAAGGAGCTGCAGGACAAGTTGGCAGAAATGATTTATTTACTTCTGTTTGAAAACAAGTCCAAATAGGGTAACTGCCTACATATGGGCAGGCGAATAAGCACTTCACGTTTTGTGGAGTGCTTATTTTTTTTACTTTGGCTTTTTACTGCCGTTTTCCCTTTTCCATGCTAAGAAACTAACATAGTCATAAAGATCTAAGAGTTCATCATCGGATAGTGTATTAAGAACACTTTGTATATTTTCCAAAACTCTTATCTTATTAGAAGAAAAAGCTTTAGTGCTTTGAGAAACGGCTTTCAACGTTTGCCCTGGTTTATAACCGAAAAGATAATTCGCATCACATTGAAGCGCCTTTGTTAAGATCATTATGGTCTCGTCATTCGGCTTGCTTTTATTGGTTTCAAAATTGCTTATCATTCTATTTCCGATACCAGTCAATTTTTCAAGATCGCCCTGAGTAAGGCCAAGTTCCTCACGGCGTTCTTTTATTTTGTCGCCTATCACTTTAGCACCTCCTTTAATTAATATTATATCACAAAATCCTAAAATATCAAGATTATTTTCTAATTTAATTTGATAATTCCAATAATTTTGGTACTATGCACAAAAACACATGGTATTTTTTGTTGCGATTTTTCCAATTAAATTAGAAAAAATCTATTGACATTCTAATTTTATTGGATTATAATATAGTTAATCCAATAAGATTGGAATTAAAAAAGGAGGAATGGTTATGAATAAGCCAACAATCGTTGCAGTTAATGTAAAGAAGTTGCTTAAGGCCAAGCAGATGTCACAGAAAGAATTTGCCACAGTAACAGGTTATGACTATAAGAAGCTCAACAATAAGCTCAATGGCTATGAGAGCATATATCCAGAAGATATCGTATTCTTCTATAGTGCACTTGGCTGTGATGTGAACAAGCTTTTTGAACCGGTCGAAGAAACTGCATAATAACGTTTTGTTGACTTCAACAAAATGATAAAAAGGGGTGATACCAATGACAAAATCAACAGACCATGATTTCAATGAGATAGTATATGACAGTGTTCTTCCTGAGATTGCAAGAGCTTTTTGCTCTTTAAAAAAAGAAATCTCAGGAAATAAACTCGTGAATGAGCTATCTCCTGAGGAAAATGAGATTATAAAAATCAAAAGCAAAACGTTGAACAAAGTCATAACAGACTTTATTCAGAAACAGCTATGATCAAGGCGTGAACTTATCCACAACATATATTTCAGCAAGTTTCTTGACCAATTCAAAAGTCAGCGCTTTGGCATTTTTCTTAACAGTGCTCCACAGCTTAGAATCCCGAATGCTGTCGAGATATTGGTGACCCTCATATGTGATACTGCTGTAGACAATCTTTATAATCTTGCTGTCAGATTCTATGGAGTTTGCCTCAATATATTCGGCTTCCAAGAGCTTCGTTGAGGCATACGCAATATCGGCTCGTGAGAAGTCTGGCATTTTCTCACAGACCTGCTTAAGGGTTAAGCTTGGGTATGACAAGCTATCGTCCATGACTAGGTTTTCTTCAAGAGTTAGCAAAAGTTCACGAACACAATCATAGTTTAGTTTCATAGTTATCCCCCCTTTCTGATATATTTCAAATTTATTATATCATACAGGGTGGGAGCATTCAAGTTAAAAAAGGAGAATAAAAGTGACAAACCATAAGATAAAAGACTATCATAAGAACCGCCTTGCATTTGAGGTCATAGTCAAGAACTATGAACTGCTCTGCTCCCTGCTGATAGTGCTGAATAAGGAGTATCCTAAGACGTTCTATCCTAAGAAATGTCGCCAATGGATAGATGATTTTGCAGACAACTGCAAAATTGCCAACGAGTGGGACAAGGACGGTGTATATGCCTATAAAATGCAGCGGGCGTGCGAGAATAGCGGCATAGATCTGAACATGGCAGTAACGTTCGTTGAACGGAATTGCAAAGAGTTCAATCTCCAGAACAGGGCTATTCTGGCGGACAACATCAAGCTGGCGCTTGTGCAGACCGCCACAGAGTATGGCGTGGGTGGCAAGCGTATGAAAGCCATTCAGAACGCCATGTTGGAAACGTTCATCGACAATCCAAGGGAGCAGGTCAAGGCGCTGGGCATAGATGACTATATTGAAGA